GGTTTTCTTGTTCCGTTATGGAAAGAAGATTTTCGATAAAATCATGGAAGCAATGCAGCCTGCATTTGATGATGAAGTTGCAATTAATCCTTTTGATTTTTGGAAAGGCGCAAACTTCAAGTTGAAAATTCGCAAGGTTGATGGTTTTTGGAATTACGATAAGTCGGAGTTCGAAGCTCCATCAGAGTTGTTCGACGGTGTAGAACAAGATTTGGAGAAATTGTGGAAAACACAGTACTCCATTACTGAGTTTACTGCACCAACCAACTTTAAGTCTTATGATGAGTTGAAGACTCGTTTGAATACTGTTCTTTCTGGAACAGTTAACACTTCAAATGTTTCTGATGAACCAAATCCATTTGATGATTCTCCAAACACAACTGTTGTTGTTGATACAAAAACGGAGCCTGCTCCTACAGTGGAAGTGTCTACGGCAGAAGATGATGATACTATGTCCTATTTTCAGAAGTTAGCTTCTGACGAAAGTAAAAGTTAGTAATCGTATACGGTTTCAATCAGCCCATGACATGTTAGCTGCCCCATGGCCCAGCGTTGTAATTCTCGGCGCTGATTGGAACCTGTGGAACCCGATTAACGACGGCGGAACTCGAACCTTCAACCCGATTATGGGTTGTATGATTTATAGTGTTCCCCCCAGTATTTATAGCAGTAACATTTGCTGCTAATTCATCTATCGATCTAGTTAAATTTTTTGACCATAAATGATCTGTTTTAGCCTGACTTTCTGCTTGAGTTGATTCAGTTCCTATATTTGTAAATGATTTTTTTAGTAGGGTTATGTTATTAGCTGCTTCTTCAAATTTAATATCGGGACTAGCTAAACCTTTAAAGGTCATATCGTCATCTTGCCATGGGAATATGCCCCCTTCTACCGTTCCCCCCATAACTGCCTTTTCAATTATAGGCATAGATTTTAACAAATCTTCAGCCAACTCTTTTATACCCAAACCACCAAGACCTGACAGTTTAAGAGCACTTATTCTTTCTAAAGCGGATACAATTTTGGTCAAAGCGTCAGCACCTTTTGTTAAAGGGTCTGCGTGCTTGGCAAGCTCTTTCATTTTTTCGATTGGGCCCTTCGCTCCAAGGAATGTTAAAACTGCTGTACCAGCTGCTGCAAGCGTGCCCACAAATTCGCCAGCACCAAATGCTGCTAGTCCTATTCCTAAGTTTTTAAGAGCATATGTAACTGTATAAACCTTATCTATATCTTTTATATTGCCTATACTTAATAAAGTTGTAACTTCATCTTTAATCTGTTTAGCAAAACCACCTTTTTTAAAAATAGCTGGGCCACCAGCTAATTTGTCAGCCACCCCAGCTGCCGACTTACCTACTGCAAAAGCTGTAAGACCCAGACCCAAAGAAGCCATAACTTTTTTAAATGCGACTAGATGTTCTTCATTCTTTGCATTCGGTAAGTCTGGAATTGTCAATAGAATTTTTACGTTATCTTTGATACGTTGTGCAAAGGGTTCATAGAATCCCTTTACTGCTTTTGCCCCGGCATCACCAGCAGCTTCCGCCAAATCCCCGGCTGCATTTACAGTTTTTCCTAGTGCAAAGGCTGCCATGCCCAGGCCCAAGGTAGCCATAACTCCTACAAACGTCAAGGCCTTGCCGAAACCAAATCCTGGCAACTTGGTTATTTCTAATAGGGTTTTCACATTATCATACATAGTTTTAGCCCAACCCTTTTCCTTAAATCTATTAAAGTGTTCACCAATTTTTTCGCTGCCTGCAACTACTATGTTACTTAAAGAATTTGCTCCTTTACCAATACCGAATAATAACATACCCATACCCAATAAACCCATCGTTAAAGCAAAATTAGCGCCAGTTTTTAGGTCAAACCCACCAATCTTAGTAATGGATATCAGGGTTTTCACATTATCATACATAGTTTTAGCCCAATCCTTTTTCTTAAAAGTGTTGAAATGCTCCCCAAGTTTTTCGCTGGCTGTAACTGTTATGTCTCCTACAGCATTTGCGCTTTTACCCAAACCGAATATTAACATACCGAAACCCAACAAACCCATCGTTAAAGCAAAATCAGCGCCAGTTTTTAGGTTAAATTTATCAAGCTTAGTAATGGATATCAAGGTTTTTACATTATCATACATAGTTTTAGCCCAATCCTTTGTCTTAAAGGTATTAAAGTGTTTACCGAGAGCTTCGGTGCCTGTAACTGCTAAATCGGCTGCGGCATTAACTGATTTGCCGATGCCGAAAATGGCCATACCAACGGCTAGGAAAGCCATAGTTTTAGTAAATTCCCATCCTTTGCCAGGTTTAAATCCTTCCAATTTACTGATAGATAAAAGAGTTGTTACATTTTTCTTTATTGTTGTTGCCCAATCACTTTGGCCGAAATACGAAATCACTCCCTCTGTCAATGCAGACACACCAGCCCCTACAGAAAAAGCTAACAAACCTATACCCAAACCCAACATGGATAGACCAAAAGCACCACCTTTTTTAAAGAATTCCCAAGAACCGCCGGCGGCGGCACCAATAGAAAGAAGTTCCAGTATGTTATTTTTGACCTTCTTAGCATCAAATTCCGATATTTGTTTGAGAAGATATCCCCCACCAGCAAATAATGCACCGATGCCAGCAGCCCCAGCACCTACACCAACACCCATTTTGCCCATAACGGAACCTAGGCCTGCAAGTATACCTCCAGCCTTGGCACCTTCTTTGCCTGCTTTTGTAGTTTCTCCACCAGCTAATGCTGCAGCTATCTGTTTTAGATAACCAAGTTGCTCTTTCTGAGCAGCGGCTTGTTCCATCTTTACTTCTTTAGCGGCTGAAGCAGCTACTCCGTCATCACCAGACTTCTCTGTTGATTCAGCTAATTTATCAACAGTTGTTGCTAATTTCTCTACAGTTTCTTCGAAAGTGGCCATATCTTAGACTTCCTATTTTCTACCTTTGGGTAATGCAGCGCCTGGTTTACCAACATATAAACCAAAGAATGCAGCACCAGCACCAACGATGGTAGATATAAATGCTGCTTGTGCGTTAGTGGGGTTTGGTAGTGCCATAAACCAAACAGTGGATGAATAAAATGCATAGATATACGATAACATAATTAGTCTAGGAATTACTCTAAACTTATCTAATACGCCTGATGTTTTGTTATACCATGTAGGTTCATCTTCTGCTGCAAGAGGCACCAAATTTTCTGCTGGAAGTTCGTATTCCTTAGTGGTTTCTGTTACTCGTACCTTATCTTCAGACATTATTATCTCCCCTGTATACGTTGTTCCTCTTTTTGTCGCTCCTGCTCTTCCTTTTCGTCTTCTAAGTACTTCATCAATAGACCCATGTAAATATCCCTTTCCCACGGTATCATATTATCTAGTTCCAATAAGCTGTAATTATGATGTTGCATCATGGCAAAGTTAGCCTGATAATAGTTCTCCAAGGTTTCGTGAGAAAGGGCTATGCGAAAAAACTTTGGAGGCCTTCAATGTTCACTTCATTTTTTACTTTCGTTTTAGGATTGGTGAATTTCACCACATGTTGTAATTTCGGCATAGTCTCAAAAAATTCGTTCATTTTATCAAACATATCTGTAGACATGGTATCTAAAAATTCATCTAGCTCTTTGTCAGACATATCTATTCTATTATGTATGCTTTCACCATCATGTATTTCCATAATACACCTTTTAATCATAGTAAAAATCCGGTCAACGTCTGTATTAACACTAGCTGGCATGGTCATATCCTTCAGTGTAGGATAGTCCATAACCATTTTAATATCGTCTGTTATCTGAATTTCATTAGTATGTCCGACAGTCATATTAATGTTTACTTTTGACAGATCAATATCAACTGGAACCTGAGTTTCACCATCGTCTTCTGCTGTCACAGTAATAGTAGCTGCTTCACCTACTGACTTTGCTCTCATCTGTAAAAATAAATATTCTATATCAAACAGGGGATAAGCGTAGGGATCAACTTTACCATATGTGCAGTCAGAGATAATCTGAGCAAATGATTTTTCGATCACTTTATCATCTTCTGCTTCTTGTGCAATCAGAAGAGTTTTCTGTTCTTTAACCAAGAATGGTCGAAAGGTAACTGCTTCGCCTGTAGAAGGCAATTCTAGTTCATACGTTACTGTATCAAGTTTGGGTAGTGCCATAATTTGTCATCCTTATAATTAATTACCAAGGTAATTTTCGTAGTACAGCTGGAATATTTCGTGTCACATTTCTTTCAACTGCATTATTCACCGTTTGTGCAATTTTATCGGCTAGTGACGGTGGTTGGTTATCTGAATCTAGAGTGGTCATTTTTCTGAACTGAAATGTCACACTAATTTTAATAATGTCTGAAGCTTTAGCTCCCGATACATCTGTCGCAGCTATTGTTTTCGGCCAAACTTCATGCAGTTTTATGCCAAACCTTCGCTGGTTATTAATATCTAATAGATACACATCTATTGATCCTATATAATCTGAGTAATATCCTATATTCCAAGTTTCCGGGTTATAACATTTCTGTTGCCATTTTTCAAAGAACACTCTCTCTCGTAAATCGCTGCTGGCTTGAAAATCCATAGTTGTTGAGCCAGCAAATAATACTGACTCAGCTATTTCTCTTGTCGGCCCATATATGTTAGTATCTGGACTTGATGATATGGTTGTGCCTGGCAACTGACATTTCTCACAACGCAAAGATACGCTTTTAGATTCTTTGTTGCTTGACCCAAGATTAGCAAACAGACTGCCTAAGCTTTTGCCCCGGCCGGCCGGTGGTGGATAGAGAAGAACCTCATATCTGCTAGGGAGGGCATACCCCTCATTAGAATGAAATTCTGACAGAATATCGTTTAGTACACCATAGCTTACACCTTCTAGAAAATTAGCCATTAGATCATTGCCCTTGATTCTTTCCAGACCGTTCCCGCAGATGCTTTTCTAAACCTTTGTACTGGTAATAATGTTGCGATTGTAAATTCATCAGCATCAATTCTGCGAAAATCTGATTTGGTCTGCCCCGCCAAATATCTATGTATTGTGGGTTTAATTAACTTTATACTTTTTAGTCTTTTGTAATCAGCAACAATTCTGGTTGATTCGTCAAATTTGGGGTTGTTGGTAAAATCCACCAACCTGTCTAATAATTTTATTCGTAGTGGAATGGGAAGATAGTGCATATTGATTCCCAAAAAGCCATCAGTATAATCTTCGATAGGTAAAACAAGAGGAAATGTGTCGTAATAGGGAAGTTTCTTTTTCCATTTAGGATCATAGACAAACATATTTAATTTGCCATAAAATGGCTTAGTATCTCGTTTACCGTCCCGTATTAAGTCCATTGGGCCGGGGGTTCCAAATTCCTTAATCTTATCCTTATACCATTCGGTAGACCGTGGCCGTTGTCGTGTTGCATCTTTTACAGATTGTATATACTTGCTTTGTGCCATATTATTATTTATACGAAATACCTAGATGATCTTCTGTTAATATTTTAAACTCCATATCATTATTTTCACACCATTCAGTTGCATATTTCCATTTTGCTTCATTTATACTCCATGTTTTAACCTCACCATACCACCTCTTAGTCTTTCTTTTTGGTGATTTCTTCGGAGGCTTACATTGCACTTTGGGTTTTACTTCTATAACCATTTTCTTAATGCCGCCATCGGCCTGTTTAACCTTTATATAAAAATCTGGAAAATATCGGTGTATTCTACCATCCCAAGGTGATAAATAGGGTATAATGATTTCTTCAGAACCCCATTCAATAATTGCATTACTGGAGTCACAGTATACCATAAACTTCCGTTCCCAGAGAGAACGGTAGATTATGTTCTGTGGATTCCCCTTATATTTTTTGGGATTTTGGGGTTTATATCGACCTTTATATGACATAGATTATTATAAATAGTTAAGTATACAAGGATATTTAGACATGGTAACAGGTTACATTCCATTCACAAAATCAGCAGCGCAATCTGGTGCATCTGCCAGTACAAAACTT